GGCAGGACCAGCAGTCATCAACGCTCGCATAGAACCAAGCACTTCAAGATTAAGCATAGCATTTCTAAGCTCAGATAATTCTTTACCAAACAAATCATAAGTATAATTATCAGATAGATGTTGCACCATAAAAGAAAGGTATCGATCTATTGTTTCTTCCCAAGTTTCTCTGCGTTGCTCCTCTTCTAACCACCTGGAATAACGAGACATGTGAATGAATGATTGATAATTAGTCGGTAAAGTAATTTGGTTCATGTTGCTCTCCTCTATATCTTTTCAATTAGTTTTTTAAGATACCATTCTGCTTTTTGCAAGTCTTCTTTTGGTTTATTTTTATGCTTATACCTCATAATATATTTAAGCATATTGCCTTTCAAGTAACCTCTAAACTCTTCTTCAGTCATAGACATTTCTAGAATATCTATAGCTTCAACACCCTGCATACGATAATGCTTGGGACTGTTAACCATATCATGTTTCGTAGAAGAACGAGTTAATTTGTTTTCTGGCATAACTAGTATCCTCTTCATTAAATATTTTCTCAGCGATTGTTCGCATAGTAACAGGATTAACTCCTGCTACATCACATATGTATTCAAAGTTTTCACAAGTCACGCCTGAACAGGCATAGAACCAGGCTTTAGCAGCACTCCTATCTACTTTAATACGAGTAGGTTCATTGGTTGATACTGGTTTAGTAGCATCTAACAATGCTCGAAAGATAACACCCATAAATAAAGAATGATACTCGCTATTTTGAGTATCATTAAAAATAGATTCGTTTGTTATTGAAGTTAAATTATTAATGATGTGTCTATAGTTCTGGTTCATAGCTCTCTACTGGTCTGTACCATTTCCCTCCTACATAGTTGTTATAAAATGCTGGTTCATCTGTACCTTCAAGCACAGAAGCAAGAACATTATATTTCATTTGATAATAACATTCATAATATCGTAAGCTTCTTTTATTTTTATACTCAGCTAACATCTCAAACTTAAAATTTCTTTTACCTAATTTTTTAATATCCTCCGTTAAAGATTTAGAAGACCCCATATAAACTTTCCAATTAGATTGTCTAGACTTCTTACCTTTTTTATAATGCCAGTATTGTTTACATCCTATATAAGCTTTACCTGTTTTCTTATTTGTAATGATGTATACAAAACCAAATTTATTTTCAATGTCAGGTTTACCCATGTACTTCCAATGCATTACCAATCCACAATCTCTTCTACATTAGGCATCTTAGAAACTTGCGTAAGATATCGAGGATTTGTTGCATAATCAAACACACGTAATCCTTGACCGTTATTAGCATCCTTCCAACAATCACGCTTATAATCACAATAGATGCAACCAATATCCAGCTTACGGTTACCAGACTTACCATCAGGAACATCAGAATAACACTTAGCTGGTGGATTATTTTGATTAACCATATCTTTAATATACTTAACTCTATCAGATGCATTAATCATTTCCATTGAATGTACTTTAGATAAGCATATCTCACCTGTTTGTTTATTAATAGCCAAGAAAGCAGCTTCAGTTAATCCATTAGCTTCAGCATAAGAAGATATCTGTGCAATATATCCAAAGGGATCATCAGAAGATACATAATTGTTTTTAAATTTATCAAAGCCTCTACCTGATGAGGACTTACAATCAACCAATACGTTATCTATAATAGCATCTTGATGTCCTAAGACACCTTCAACTGATACTTCTTTTTGTTCATCCTTAACTTCATGTCCTGCAAGAGATGACAAGGTAAGTAATAGTTCTTCTAAAATATAACCATATAAAAATTTAATCTTATCTTTACCCTGGATTTCAATATTCTCTTTAACTTTAGAATGAGGCGAAGCACTATACCATTGTTGTCTTTCAGGTTTACCAATAGCAGATAGTCGAAGAGTATCTCTTCTACGTTCTTCTTCATAGATAAATCTTTTTAAATGAACCTTTAAAGCATCACCAAATTTATTTATAATTTTATCTACTTCATCATCTGACATATCAGGCACAGATGCTTCAAACAAAGAATAGATATCGGAAACTAATGTATCTATTGTTTTCATAAAAAATAGGGGGAACTCCAGATACCCAGAGTTCCCCCTTCCCTAGTTAAGACGAAAGAGGAATAATGTCCTCGTCCATCGAGGAGAAGCCTTCATCTACTACATCAAACGCATCTGATGCAGAGCCACCATAAGGAACCAAGTCTAGAACTTGCACCGCCTCAAGCGAAGCAGAGCGTCCCTTACGCTTCTGATACGTCCAATCATATGGACGATACAGAACATTTACAATCGAACCATTACCTACCAGAGTATTCAAGATAGGCTTCTTTTGTGCATCCATAATATCAGGAGCAGAGTTAGCTTGTCCAGTTCGACGGTTCTTAACCTGACGCTTCAAGGTAATGTAATCACCTCGTTCGTCATCTTTATTTTTGATACGATCTTCAAGACCATCTGCAACCAAGTTAGCAATTGTAGATTCAGAAAGATTACCTACATCAATCTTCCACTCACCATCCTCATTGAAGGTGGTGTTTGGTGTGGTTACAGAAGCCCAATAAGCCGTGCCATTAATTACACCCATACTATTTTCTCCTTACTAGTTAGCAGATATCTCTGCATGATTTCAAACGAATTATACATGATATAAAACTACGTGTCAACAACTATTTTTTCAATATGATATTCCCTTCTAATTTATTTATATCATCCATATAAACTCTTGAAATTAAATCCTTTCTTCCTTTACGCTGATATGCTGCATACTCAGCTAGATGAGTAGATGGTACAATATTTTCTAAGTCAATCTTATCTTCACAGAACTCTATCAGTTTGTACCTATTAACTAATAGAAAATCAAACTCTCTTTCAAAGGCTATGTAATCTGCTTTACCATACAACCATCCAGGTCTACCTCTTACATTTTTAAACTCAATCCAAGTCCATGCATCATTAACTTCTGAATCTCCTCTGTTAATTTTCTTTCTAGCTTTAACGTCTACACTAAAATTAAAATGATAACAACTAATAAAGAAATCAATATGTTGATTTATATTCTGATCTCTATTTGCTTTATATACTTTGAAATGTTCTTTTTTTGCTACCCTTTCAAAGATATTTTCTGCTCTTTCTCCTGTTTCAAAACTCTCACTCTTTTTTAGTGCGTTTGTAGCCATGTAGTTCCTACCTTATGTTCACTATCCAGAGGACAGTTTAAGTTTAAAGTTTTTGTAGTCTTAGTCATAGCATACTTGGTAATCTCTGCAAATCTTTTAACATCCTGGTTCGCTACTTCAAACTGATATTCATCATGAATACTCCCTACTAGTTTAACATCAAGACCTTGAGCATATACGTTAGACATCATATGCACAAGCCATTGTTTACATACAACAGCCCCTGCTCCTTGAATTAAGGTGTTCAAAGCAGAGAACGAATTACGTATGTGTAAAAGTCTACCATCTAATCCTTTAATCAAACCAGACTCTGCTGCTTCTGTTACCTGATTACGTAGATTACGTAAGCGTGGCATATTTTTCAAGAACCTGTTGGTAAGTTCTTGTCCCTCTTTCGCAGAGCCTCCTACCACTGCACCAATCTTTGCTGGTCCTGCTCCATACATTAAAGCATAGATAAAGGTCTTGGCTTGAGATCGATCCTGCAAGCCAGCCATCTTCATGTTAGCTGTATGTACATCACCATTAACAACCTCATCAATAAAAGATTGATCTTTCATATAAGAGGCTAAGATACGTAGCTCAAGTCCTGAAGCATCAGTACCTACTAACTTATGAGTGTGGGGATTACTAACGGTCCAAAGCTCACGACACTCAGCACCATAGGGAGAGTAAGAAGCTGGCACTTGTGCCATATTAGGATTGTTATGTGCCATTCTCCCTGTGATTGTTTTGAGAGTCATTACTTTTCCATGAACTCTGCCTTCATCCCCACACTTCTCTATCCAAGATCGAATCTGGGCTATACGCTTCTG